CCCCTGCACCCGGTACTGCGCCGGGAACGTGCCGGCGGCCACCATCCGGTAGACCGTGGCCGCGCTCAACCCGACCCTGGCGCACACCTCGCGCAGGGGCAGCAGGGAAAGATCAGCGCCCATCATCACCACCCTCCGCGATCTCCATGATCTTCTGCTCGACGGCGCAATTCTCGACGGCCATGTCGCGCGCACGAATCTCATTGCAACCGAAGTCATCGTGCCCGGTTGCCTCCCGCCACTTCCCCGCCAACTCCCGCACCGCCCCCAGCGCATCGGCGGCGGGGTGGGTGTAGAGCTTCGTGCCGACCAGCGCATCGGATGCGGCCCATCGCGCAACAAACTCCGGCGTGAACTGGATGCACGGGAACTCGTCATCTTCGCCCTTGACCACTTCCGCCACCGCCTCGCCGCCCGCAGGCTGGGGGGTGTCGAACGGGTTGGCCAGAGTGCGGCATGGGAGTGTGCGCACGGGGCAGTTCGGAGCGTGCTTCTCCGGGTCGCGCTTGTAGCCTCCCGGGCAGTTGCACGCATCACCCTTCGCCTCTGCCGGCGCGGGAGCCTTGGCGTCGAATCGTCCGGCCATGTAAGCCGTTGTCAGGTCGTCGGCGCGCTCAGCCACCTCCCCACGCAGCCGCACGATTTCGGCGGCGGCTTCGTCGCCGATGCTCAGGTCGCTATGTTCGCAGCGCGACAGAGCGCGCAGCCTCTCCACGATGTCATCGTTCGTCATATCGATCATGCTCCCGTGCGTACTCGTCTTGGCAGTCGCATCCATCGGCGACCGGCTCGTGGCATACGTCGCAGCAGCGCGGCGTCGTCAGCACGGTCAGTGCCGACAGGAATGTTTCGGTCATATCAGCGGTCACTGTTGTGCTCCGATGGGGTGGTCAACTCCGCAAGGCGTTCGCTCATTGCTTGGAATACTCCGTCAGACGACGCATAGACCGGCTCAGGCTCTCCGCAGCACGTGCCAAAGCCGCGACCGCAGCATTCAAGGCCGACAGGCTCCGCTGCCATGCGCAAGAACTCATCGAGCAGCTGGACGCCATAGGCGATCGCGTACTCGCGGAGCTTGGCGGCGTGATACAGAGGCTCGACATGCAGGCCGACGCTTGCGTAATGCTCAGCAGCGTCAGCCCGCATCGTGAACTGCGTGTTGGCCTCGGGCTGATAGTCCGTCATGGCCCATGCAGCGGGAGCCGGCACCTCCGGCAGCTGGACGGGGGTCATGGGGTGTCGTCCTGGCTCTGGCGCTTGCGAACGATTGGTTGGTCGAACACGCGACCTATAAATCGGAAGAACGATGCGAACACGTCAGGCGCAACGTCGAAGATCGCTGCGATCAGGTTTGCCACCGGAGTGACGCACAAAAACGCCCGGCCGATGATTGATCCGACCGTGAGCGACGGCGAGTAGTACGGCTTCACCGACTGCTCCTTGTCTCGGCGGTAGTCCTGCCAGGTTTCGACCGTGTAGCCGTACAGGCACAGCACAGCCGGTGCGTAATACAGGCCGACAGACAGCCACAGGTTCGCGGTGATGTAGTTGATCCAGTTCATTTCTCATCCTCACTCATCGTCGGAAGGGGCTGGGTGGCGCGGGCTTTCAGCAAGCGCCGCCACCACGGCAGACGCGCCACTTCCAGTTCCGCCCGTAGGCGGATGTTCTCCGCGGTCAGGTCCTCGACCAGGTGCCGGAGCAGCTCCTTCTTCGGCTGCTGCATCTGGCGGGGCTTGCGGGGGAAGAGTTGGTCGGTCATGCGGCTTGGTCCATCGCCGGCGCTGCGGCTTCCAGTGCGTCGAACAGGCCCGGCATCGACTGGGCGCGCACGGCAGCTGCGCAGTAGGCGGAAGCGTCCAGGAAGTACGCCGGGTTGAGCTCGACGCCGTAGCCGCGGCGCCCCATCTTCAGCGCCATGTACGGCACGGTCCCAATCCCGCCAAACGGATCCAGCACCAGTTCGCCGGCCATGCAGTGCTGCTCGATGCAGCGCTCGACAATGTCGAACTGCAGCGGGCACAGGTGCTGCTCCTTGCCCTTCGCCGCCTGCGTGCTGTTGAGCGTGCGCATGCGGGCGGTGTTCGGGCCAGCGGTTTCCTTGGCGGCTTTGATCTCGGCGACGTCCGAGGGGAGGAGCTTCGTCTGCACGCTGGATCGGTTCGCATCCGCCTGAAGTCCTGCCGCAAGGTGGTGCGGGTTGATGCACCCTTTCGACTCGCAGGTGCTGTAGACCACCCATCCCTTCGGCAGCGGGCCGAACAGTTGCTCCCAGAGCCAGCGGTGTGCAACCTCATCTCGGCCGCAGAAGGTCAGCTTTCCATGGCCGTCCTCGGTCGTTGGACCGAGCCAGGTCCAGCAGGCTTCCGGGGATCGGCCGAGCTTCACGCGGGGCTTGATGGACTGTCCAGGGAGTGGCATGCGCTCAATCCCCCGTGTTGGTTGCTGGCAGGTTCAGGCCGGAGCCGGTGCCGCCGGCGCGCGCGTACTGCTTCGCCTCATCGTGAAGCTGCCGCAGGTCGCTGATGACGTTGGACGGCTCGCCGGTGGCGGTGCAGGCCACGATGGCCCGTTCCAGTGCGTAGAGCGTGTCGGAAGGATTGAGGCTCATGCCGCAGCCGCCAGCGCCACGCGCTCCGGTGCCTGCTGGATGACCTGGGCCAGCGCCGCGCAGATCCGCGGGAAGTCCTCGCCGGCGTACAGCTTCGCCGCGCGCTCGCTGCCGACCGGGCGGAAGCCGAGGTTGGCCAGGCCGTCCGCAGTGACGGACAGCGGGGCGATCGCGGCGTTGATGTCGCCGAGTTTGATGCGGGCGGCTTGCTTCGCGACCGGCGTGCTGACGGCTGCCGCCGGCGCGGCCGGAGTCACCGGCACGCCATCGCGCACGATGGTGACCGGAGGCGGCGGAGCGGGCGGAGGCGGGGGCTCAGCCTTGCGATCCGCCTCGGCCTTCCGCTCCGCTTCCTGCCGGTCGTGCTCGGCGATGCGCGCTGCGACCAGGTTCCGCAGGTCGTCCGGCTGCTTGGAGGCGCACAGCAGCACCCGGTCCGGGAAGATGGTCATGCGGTCGCCAGCGCATTCCGTGAGCACGGCGATGTTCTGGCGCACGCGCTCGGCCTGCTGGCTACCGGCGATCTTCGCCGCCGCCGCCGCCGCGTCCACGGCATCCTTCATGCTGGTCAGCGACTTCTTGCCCTTGATGGCAGCGGAGATTTCCAGCTGCAGGGTCTGCGCCGGCTGGATCCGGTGCTCGCCCAGCGTGGCGTTGATCTCGTCGTAGTGCTCCCGCACCGCGCGCGCGCCGGCCTGGACAATCTCCAACTTCCGGGCTTCCTTCTCCTTCGTGACCAGCTTGTCCAGCTCCAGACGGATGCGGCGGGTCTCCGCGCTCACCTCGTCCATCGTCCGGAACACCGCGTCGATGTCGGCGGTCTGGCCCAGCACCTGCTGCTTCGTGGCTTCCAGCCGGTCCTCGACGTCCTTGCACCACTTCACCGTCTTCTCGGCGTTGGCGAAGTCGTCGTCGGTCTTGAGGTCGCGGTTGATGCTGTTCAGCACCAGCAGCGCGTTCGCCTTGAAGTCGGCGAGGTTGCTGGCCTTGACCATGCCGGTGACCTGGATGCTCAGCGCCGGCAGCGCATCGGGCGCGCGGCCCACGGCTGCCGGCGCGGCGGCCGGTTCGGGGTTGTAGGCAGCGACGTCGGCGGCGAACTGCTCCCAGCCGGCCACGATCTCCTCGCGCAGGGCCAGGTCGGGCAGATACCAGGTGTGCCGCTCTTCCACCAGGGTGTCGTCGTTGTTCCACTTCGACGCCATGAAGAGCACGCGGTCGGCGCCGGAGACCAGCATCTGCTGCTCCATCTGGACCCGGTACTGCTTCGGGAGGTCGGCGCCGGTGCAGCCTTCGACCATGGCAGCGCGGAGCGTATCGTTCAGCGACTTGTGCTCGAAGGCCACGTCTTCCAGCAGAGTCAGGCCGTCAAAGCTGGCAGAGTGCGGGCTGTCGTCAGCGACGCCGACGCACGGATACAGGTCCTCGCCGATGATGGCCTCGGCCAGCGGCCTGGCCAGAGCCTCGGCGCGGTGGCCGGCGTCGAAACGCTGCTGCGTCGCGCTGTCGATTTCGGCGCCGATGCCGGTGGCGGTCTCTCGCACAAGGTCGGCCCGCTTCTTGTACGGGCTGCAGCCGAGCATCGCCGGTGCGTCGCTGGCGTTGAAGTGGGTGGCGCGGTGCTGATGCCAGGCTTCCGAGCCCTGGACGACGGTGATGATCCTCATGATGCCCTCGCGAATTGTCCGTAGTGCGTGCGCGCGGCCTGCAAATAAGCCTGCTGCGCCTGCTCGGCGGTTTCGAACGTGCCGAGGTGGATGAGTTCGTGGTTGACGCGAATACGCGCCTGGAATCGTCCGCTGGGGAGCGCCTTCACCCCCTTCGGCGTGGCCTTTCCTCTGGTGCGCGACCTGTTCGCCTGGTTCTGCGGGTTGGTGGCCTGGCGGAGGTTCGCGATCCGGTTGTCGAGCGGCGAGCCGTTCGCATGGTCAAGATCGCCGGAAGGCCACTCCCCATGCACGTACAGCCACGCCAAGCGGTGCGCTTTGTACTTGTGCCCGTCGACCTTGATCATCACGTAGCCGGTCGCGATGCCGCCGGCGACGTAATCGCGTAGCCGCGGGTGGTACTTGGTCGGAGCGACCAAGTAGAACAGGCCGCTCTCGGGCTCGTAGCGGAGCACCTCCTGCAGCCGGGACTGGGTCAGCTCGCTCAAGGCTGCGTTCCCTCCGTGGCCTGGCCGGCTTCGCCCTGATCCGTCGGGGACGTGCGGATCTCCTTCAGCTGCTCGTCAGTGAAGCGCGACTTCGTCTGCAGCACGGCGATCAGCTCGTCGGCGGTGCGCCTGCCGCTCTTGATGATGTCCCACCAGCTGGGCAGGTTCTTCGCGAAGTCGTCGTCGGCGTAGAGCGGAAGCTCGACCGGCGTGGCCGCGACCGTGGCGACCACGCGCTTCTGATCTTCTGCCGCTGCCGGCTGGATGTCCATGATCTCCTCGGCGATGGCCATGCCGCGCAGAACGTCGGTGAAGACGTCGCGGAGGGCGAACGCGCGGGCACGCATCTGGCGCATGCGCTTCGGGTACTGCGTCCAGGGGCCAGCCTTGCCGAGCAGCCCAGCGGTCTTCGCGTCGTCCATGGAGAACGTGCGAACTTCCTCCGCCTCGCCGCGCCGCTTGACCTTGCACGTCGCGACCGTGCCGTTGTCCGACTCGGTGACGTATTCGCAGAGCGGCGAGGCGCGCACGATGGCGAGGACCGCATCGCCCCACAGCGCGGGCCGCCCGTTGATGATGGCCAGGTTCTGCAGCGCCTGCAGCGGCTTCAGGCCGAGCTCGGCGCCCCACTGGATGGCGATGAGGCAGTTCGCCGGCTTGCCCTTGAAGTCCTTCGGGACCAGGTCGCTATCGGCGAGGTAGTCGCAGAACGTCAGGGCCTGCTCGAACGTCTGCGGGCTCAGGTCGAACTGCTGGCGCGGCTGTGCGACCGCGGTGGCCGGCTGAGCCGGCAGGGTGGCGACTGCGGTATTCATGGTTTAGGCGGCCTTCGGCTGGTCGTCGGCTTCGACGATCTTCTGGTAGGGGTACTTGTCGGCGAACGGCTTGATGTGCTGGCCGAAGTGCTTGCCCTTCGACTCGCTGGCCAGGAAGGCGTCGTAGTCCTCCTGGGTCACGTTCGCGTAGTGGTAGAGCGAGCCCGGGCCGCGCTTGTCGCCGTAGCCGCGCGTGAAGCGGATCGCCAGCGTCTGGCTCTCCGGGTCGTAGCCGATGGAGTGGATCTGGGACGAATCGACGTCCTGCAGGCGCACGATGGTCATAGAGGGTTCCTGGTCAGGTGGGAATGGGGGCCGGCTGGGCCGGCAGAGTTGGCGGCCGCAGGTCGCTGGGAGCGACCTGCGGGGTGCGGTCAGTCCTCGCCGTCGCCGTAGCCGTCGCCGTAGCCGTCGCCGTCGCCGTCGCCGTAGCCGTCGCCGTAGCCGTAGCCGTAGCCGTCGCCGTCGCCGTCGCCGTAGCCGTAGCCGTAGCCGTAGCCGTAGCCGTCGCCGTCGCCGTAGCCGTCGCCGTAGCCGTAGCCGTAGCCGTAGCCGTCGCCGTCGCCGTAGCCGTAGCCGTAGCCGTCGCCGTCGCCGTAGCCGTAGCCGTAGCCGTAGCCGTCGCCGTCGCCGTCGCCGTCGGCATTGCTCGCCCTGGTGATCCAGGTGCGGCCGCTCGCCTCGGAGGTGCGGAGGAGCTTGGCGGTGTCACCGGCGATCACGCCTCCGGTGTGCTCCTCGATGAAGTCCCGCACCCCACTGATGCAGGCGCCGGCGTCGAGCACATCGACGACGGTGACCGTCGGCCGATATGCCAGGGCGTTCACGCAGCCTCCCACGCCTTCGCGGCTTCGGGGGCGACCTCGAACACCGCCGTGATCTTGCGGATCTCGAGGTCGGCACGGGCGGAGATCTTGCTGCTCTTGGTCGGGCCGGTCTCGGCCAGCTCGACCAGGCCGCGGGTGGTGCCGAAGCGGATCGCCATGCGCGAGCGCTTCAGGTGGATGGTCTGCCCGCTGGTGTCCTCGGCGTAGCCGAAGAAGACCCCGCGATGCTCGGTGGTGACGATGACCGGACGGCCGGTGGTGTTCTCGCTCATTGCTGGTGCCCTCCTGGGCGGTCGGTGAAGTAGGTTCCCGGCGTTGCTCGGCCGGGGCGGGTTGGGCTGCCCGAGGGGAGCGGGCAGCAGGGGGTTACGCGGCGTCCTTCTGTTCCTGGTCGCCGGCCTGTGCCTTGGGTGGCGTGAGGGACACGCGGACAGAGCCGCGATCCCAAGCCTCCAGCAGCGGGGCGTAGTCTTCGGAGTCGATGACGGTGTTGGCCTTCAGCACCAGCTCCACGCTGCCGCCCTCGATGAAGGTCACGCCGTGGATGACCAGCTCCGCGTCCGCGAAGAACAGCGGGTCGATGTGGTCCAGCAGGCCGGCGACCTGCAGCTCGTAGCCGCCGAACTTCAGGCCGATCTTCTGCTCCTTCAGGTACGGCAGCTTCAGCGCGGTCAGGTTGTTGCCGTCGATCGGCAGCGCCTGCTGCTCGCCCTTGCCGGGCTTCTCGAAGAACGCCGGGCGCAGCTTCTTGTCCACGCTGTCCAGGATCAGGGCCGAAGCGGTCAGCTTCAGGGTGAGCGTGGCGGCCGGCACCTTCTCGTCGCCGTGGTTCTCCTTGCGGAGGTTGAGGTGGCTGAAGTCCGCCTCGTGCTTGTCCAGTTGGAACATGGATCGATCCTCGGAATGCCGGCCACTGCCGGAGGGTGGTCAGGCAGCGGACGGACCGTTGCCGTGGTAGACGTAGCGGCGGGGCAGCTTCGACTGGCCCAGCGCGATGCTCGCCGCGGCGCTGCTGCCGCCCCGGTAGGCGCGGAAGCCCTCGGCCACGGCGGCCTGCCGCTGCTGTTCGGTGGCGCCGGTGCTGCGGGCGCGCTGGTTGATCGCGTCGCGAATCGCTGCGTGGCGGTCGGTCATCTGGCAGATCACTGCGGACACGGCTCCCCCTTCGGCTGCAAATGCGGCCACGGAATGGCGTTGTGGATTTCGACCGGCAGGGTGTCGCGGAAGGCGCGGCGGCGATCCTCGTCGGTCGGGACGTGCGGCACGCCTTCACGGCCGCGGTAGCAGCGCTGCAGGCTCAATCCCTGCAACGGGGCCGGGTGAAGGTCGGCGTCATCCTCCAGCGCGACGATCCCCTCGACCGCTTCCGTGGCGGCAACCGGGTCCGGCTGGGCCAGGTCCGGCAGCACCCGGCCCAACAGGCGCTCGAAGTGCAGGCCCAGGTGGTCGTAGATGTCGCCGATCATGCTGCGCACCCCAGCGACTGGTGCTCAGCCGGCACCAGGTCCACGTTCCGCTGCTGGATCGCGCCCTCGGGCTGGGCGAACGGATTGGGCAGGGCGCGGACCCGGGCGATCACCGCCGCCCGCTCCGCCATCCGCTTCTCGTGCCGGTGCTGGTCCCCGAAGGACGCCGCCGTCGCGGTGAACGACTCCGGCCCGATCGGCGGCAGCGCCACCAGCATTTCCTGCCGCGCCGCCTCGAACGCCATCTCCGGGTCCCGGCTCACGAACAGCGCCGCCCGATAGGCCACAAGGCACGTCGGCAGGGTCAGCCCGGCGTTGAACAGGTGCGTTCCCAGCGTGTTCTGCTGGTCGCGCAGCTTGGCCAGCCGGGATTCGTCGTGCGGGTAGAGGCTGGCCATGGGTCAGGCCTCCACCGGCTGGGCGGCGGCGCTGGCGGCCACCTTGGCGGACAGGGCAAATGCCTCCGCCGACCGCTGGGCCGGGCGGTGCATGCCGTACCACGTACCCAGACGGGCGCTCGCCCGCATGTCGATCTCGCACTCGGTGGCGAGGTACTGGACCCGGCTCAGTTCCCGGCGGGTCGGCTTGAACGTGCTGGCCATCTCCGTCTCCTTCGCCCTGGCCGCCGGTCTGGCGGGGTCGGTGGGGCGTTGGAGAGGAAGTTAGGCATTCCTACCGATGGATGCAATAGGTATTCCTAACTTCCCGACGAACGGTCAGTGAATGCTCAGGGCCAGCTGTTTCGCCCCTCGGGGATCAGGGTTGCTTCTTGCCCCAGCTGCGCCAGTTCGAACCAGACGCCGGCTCAGCCGCCGCCGGCGCAGGGGGAAGTGCCGGCGCAGCACCATTGGCGCGGCCGACCATGTCGCGCACGGCAGCGATGTCGACAGGGTCGAGCGAGCCTTCCTTCCCGCAGATTCGGTACTCGACCCGCTGGGCGTTGCCGATGGCGGCGAGCTGGTCGAGCGAGGCCTCCTGGGTCATGAACTCGACGAGCAGGCGATCGAACCGCTTCAGGTCGTGCACGACCATCCCGAGCTTCAGCGGCTTGTCGTCGACCAGCCAGTCGATGGTCAGGCAGCCCACGAACTGCGCGCTCTGTATCGCGTAGCGGCCGGGCTCGGGGGAGATCATGAAGCGCACCGCGCTGATGGGTGTGTCGCCACCCTGGTGGATGAAGAAGCTGGGGATCGGCTTTCCGAAGGAGGCACCCTGGGCCTGGTGCGTGTACTCGATCTTGCGCTGGCCAGTGAACCTGTCCATCTGGTCGGTCACGTTCTGGGCGGAGGCGGACGCGCCAATCGCCATGCAAAAGCTGAATGCCAGAACCTTCATGGATTTCCCCTTCAATGCGCCGGCAGGCAGTCCGGCAAGCTGGCCCCGATCTCGGCCGCGTCCACGTAGCCATGCATGCGATCAAGCAGGTCATCAAGCTGAGGCGCCGACAAGTCCGACATGTAGGACACGCCCTTCGCATCGAGGAAGTGCGTGATCGCCTCCTGCCACCCGTACATGTTCGCGATTCGCAGAATCGAGCGCATCTTCCGCGCCCTCGGCGACACATCGACCGGTGGGTGCATCAGGTCAGGGGAGACATCCGCCTGCAGGCCAGCCTCCGAAAGGATCGCCGCCAGTTCATCTCGAAGCATCGGGTTCATGCGTGGACTCCATCGTCGCCAGAATGCCGATCAGCGCCGACTCGACCGCCTGAGGGGTCGATGCCGCTGATGCCTCCTGGTCGGCATAGAGGGAAGCCACAAGTCGCGCCTTCACCCGTGGTGGAAGCCTGACCCGCGCCTTTTCGACGGCCGCCTCGAGCGTCCCCAGGAGCTCGTTCAGCTTGGCAACGTCCAGTCCCACGGGCTGCGACGCCTCCCGGCGGGGCCCTTTCCCGGTCATCAGGTACTCGGCGCTGGTGCCCAGCAGGATGGCGGATGCGACGAGGTTGTCGCCCGAGATCATCTTCGTCGGCTTGCCTTGGCCGAACCATCCGCTGACCGAACCGGGCTGGATGCCACAGGCACGGGCGATGTCGGCCTGGGTATGCCCAGTTTCCGCCATCCGGTCCTGCATTCGTTTTGCCCAAGGTTCCATTAGGTCAGCCTAATCCGACGGACGGTAGGAATGCCTATTGCAACGGCGGTAGGAATCCCTAACATGGCCGTATGGACGCCAACCAGATCATCGACGCTCTCGGGGGCACCTTCGCGGTTGCCCGTCTCTGCAACGTTCGTCCGCCCTCGGTGAGCGAGTGGCGCCGGACCGGCATTCCGGACGCCAGGCTCCAGTTCCTTCGGCTGGCGCGCCCCGAGGTGTTCGAAGCGCAGCCCGGCGCCGACCAGGCCAAGGCTGCCTGACATGTCACGGGCACCCCAGCTTCCGCACCACGACCCGGCCGCCGGCCATGCGCAACGCGTAGGCGTCGCCGTCGGTTCGCAGCAGGGTCACTACGTTCGGTGCGGTGCTGGCCAGCAGGCGGCGCAGGTGCGCCTGGGCCTGCCGATGGCTGGGTTTCGTTCGTCCTGATTTCACGACGGCTGGGTCTCCGAAAGGGGCCCGGCCATCTTTTCGACCGACGGCGTGAAACGCCGTTAACGATCAAGCACAGAGGTTCACGTGCACCAGCTCAAACTCACATTCGAGCCCGGCCTGGCCCAGCGCTACAGGGACCAGAAGGAATGCTTCGCTGCCTGCGTCTATGCGCGTGGGCTGGGCCGGGTGGCTGCCGCGTTGGACGTCACGCCGTCGGGATTGTCCCAGATGCTGTCGGGCGAGCGGAACCTCGATTCCAGCCTGATCGAGCGGTACATGACCGAGTTCGGCGACACGACGCCGGCGCTGTACTGGGCCGCCAAGCACCTGCAGGACGCCGGCACGCGCCAGCAGCAGGCGTTGGCCCAGCTCCCCGGGCTGGTCGATCAGCTGCAACGCATCATGGCCGAGGCTGGGAGGGCCGCATGAAACCCGACCCCGCCCAGAAGTTCGCCGAGTGCGCCGAGCTCTCCAGGCACAACCCCGGCCTGACCGATGTAGAGCGACGAGAGTTCTCCGCCAGCGTGGCCAGGCAGCGGGCAGAGGATGATCGGCGCCGGCAGCCGTCTCCGCAGCTCGAGCTGGGGGAGGCTGCGTAGTGGCCAGAATCAGGACCATCAAGCCCGAGCTGGGCGCCCATGAAGGGCTCTTCGACCTGGAGCTGGAGACTGGTCTGCCGATCCGATTCGCCTGGTGCATGTTGTTCACCGTGGCGGACCGCGAGGGCCGCTTCCAGTGGCGCCCGCGCACCCTGAAGGCGCAGATTCTTCCCCATGACCTGGTTGAGTTCTCACGCGTGCTCGACGCGTGGGTCACGCGTGGATTCGTCGTGAAGTATCGCGTCGGTGACGAGTGGTTCGGGTGGATTCCGACCTTCACCAAGCACCAGGTCATCAACAACCGCGAGGCTGCATCCGACCTGCCATCGATTGAGCAGGCAGACGAGGTTTTCAGTAGCACAAACAACGACTTCGACGCGTCAGGCACGCGTCAGGCACGCGTCGATGACGCGTCATGCACGCGTGAAGTGCATGCACAAGTGGAAGGGAAGGGAAGGGAAGGGAAGGAAGGGAAGGAAAACACCTCTTCGGCTGCGCCGGCTTCGCCGACTCCGCCAGCCGACCTCGTCCCCACTGAGCCTCCGGTGCTGACCTTCCTGCTGAACGACGGTAGCGAGTTCGGGATCAGCCAGCAGCAGGCTCTGGAGTTCCGGGAGCTGTTCCCGGCCATCGACGTGATGCAGGAGCTGCGGTCGCTGAAGGCCTGGTGCATCGGCAACCGCCAGAACCGGAAAACGCGCGCCGGGGCCATGAAGTTCGTGACCGGCTGGCTGTCCAGGGCACAGAACCGAGCGCCAACGGTGAACGGCGGGTCCGGCCCGCAGGCTGACCCGAACCGGCTGCCGAGGCTGCGGGCATGAAGCGCGACGAGTCGGTCTACCACGTCGAGCGCCAGGTCCTGCACACGGCCATGCAGCGGCCGTCTTCACTGGCGGAGATGGCCCTGCACCCGAAGCACTTCGGGAACGAGATCCACGCCCAACTGTGGGAGCTGATCCAGGCGCAGACCCAGCAAAATCGCCCGATCGACCCGGTCGCGCTGCTGGACGCAGCCGCGAAGCAAGGGCGCCGGACGGTGTCGGAGGCTGCGTTGGCTATCGGCTCGGCCGCAGACCTGTACCCGCTGACCGACGTCGGCTACCACGCCCGCACCATTGCCGAGGCTTGGCGGTCGCGCGAGACCCTGCAGATCGGTCTGGACCTGGCGGCGGCGGCGAAATTGCGGGAGGACGGTGCAGCCGACGCGGCCATGCAGCGCCTGATGGACCTGCACACCGACGACCGCAACTTCGAGCACACCGCGCGAACGGCCGTCCGAGCCGCGCTGGACGAGGCGGCGCGAGCCCGCGCCAACGGCGGCCGGATCCTCGGCGTTCCTACCGGGCTATTCGACCTGGACGACACCCTCGGAGGCCTGCACGACGGCGACCTGATCGTGGCGGGTGCGCCCCCGGGCACGGGCAAGACGGGGCTGCTGCTGGGTATGACCAGCGCCGGCGCAAAGGCCGGGCCGGTCGGGCTGATCAGCGGCGAGCAGCCCTCGGACCAGGTCGGGCTTCGGTGGCTGGCTGCCGGCACCAGCGTTACGGTCGGGCGGCTGCGCGCAGGCAAGTTCAACCACATCGACATGATGGCGATGGAGGGCGCGGCTGAGGACTTCGGCGATCTGCCGGTGCACATCTTCGACCGCGGTTCCCCGGACGTGACCGAGGTGATCCGCGTGGCCAGGCGATGGAAGGCCCAGTACGGCATCCGCGCGCTGTACGTGGACTACCTGCAGCGGCTGGAGATGGAGTCGCTGGCGAAGGCTCCGAAGCACGAGCGCGTCGGCGCGATCGCGCGCTGCCTGAAGAACCTGGCGCGCGACCTGCGCATCCCGGTGGTGGCGCTGGCGCAGGTCCGTCGCCCGCAGGACGCAAAAGCCAACGACAACCCGCGGCTCAACATGCACCACCTGGCTGACTCCAGCGAAATCGAAAAAGAAGCCGACCAAATCCTGATGCTCTGGCGCGACAAGTCGAATCCGCAGGCAGAGCGCGCGTCGGCGGAGATTAACGTGGTCAAGAACCGCCACGGCAACCTCGGCACGGTCGAGTGCATCTGGCACGGCGGATCGACGTCGTTCCTCAACCGCAGCACCGAAGACGATTTCGCGGAGGCCGCATGACCACCGCGGCCGAGAAGCGAGCAGCGAAGCGTGCGCGCCGGCCGGTGTACCTGGTCGTCCGTCGCCTGGTGGATCCGGCGACGGGCGAGGAGATCGGTGCGCTGGTGCCGGCTCATCCGATCGACCAGCGGTTGTTGAAGGAGCGCAGGTTCCACGTGGACCGAGAAGTCCGTGCCGAGTTGAAGCAGCCGCGGAACGTGGCCTTCCACCGCCTGGCGCATGCCGTCGGCCATCTGCTGGTCGACAACGTCGAGGAGTTCCGCGACGTGACCGCGCACGAGGCGCTGAAGCGGGTGCAGCGCGCCGCCGGCGTCTGCTGCGAACCCTTCGAAATCGACTTGGGGCCGGTGCTGGGCAAGGTCACCGCCATGCAGGCGCGCTCGCTGGCCTTCGACGAGATGGAGGAAGACGAGTTCCGGACCTTCTTCGACGGAGTCACCGCCTACATCGGCGAGCACTACGCCGGCGTGATGCTGGACGAGGTGCGCGGGGAGTTCTGGGAGATGGTCAACGGCGACAACAGGATGGCTGCATAGATGGATGCTATCGACATGTTCGCCGGCAGCGGTGGATTCAGTGAAGGCGCGCGACAGGCCGGCTGCAATGTGGTGTGGGCGGGCAATCACTGGCGCGAGGCCTGCGACGTGTACCAGCTCAATCACGGAATCAAGCCCGCGTGCGATGACATGCACCTGACGAAGTGGGAGACCGTGCCGAAGCATGACCTGTTGCTGGCCAGTTGGGCCTGCCAAGGGTTCACGCCGGCCCAGGGCGGCAGGAAGCCGCAGACGGACACGCAACGCGCCACAGCCTGGGCCGTAGTTTCCGCGATCGAGTATCACCGCCCATACGCCTTCATCGGCGAGAACGTGCCGGCTTTCGCCAAGTGGGAGCTTTATCAGGTCTGGTGCGAGGCAATGACCCGGCTTGGCTATGCGCTGAACATCATGGTGCTGGACTCTGCCGACTTCGGGGTGCCGCAGAACCGAGTGCGCCTGATCATTGTCGGGACGCGCAGCAAGCACCCGGTAGAGCTGAAGCTGGAGAAGGACGCGCACGTGCCGGCTTCAAGCTTCATCGAATTCAACACCGGCCGGTGGTCGCCGATCCAGCGCAAGGGCAGGGCAGAAAACACGGTGAACCGGATCGCAAACGGGCGTCGGCAGCACGGCGACCGGTTCCTGACTGCGTTCTACGGCGCGGAGAAGGGCGGCCGCAGCCTGCACCGCCCCATCGGAACAATCGTGACCCGCGACCGCTGGGCCGTCATCGATGGCGACCGGATGCGAATGATCAATGTGAACGAAGCCCGGAAGGCGATGGGCTATCCGGACAGCTACATCCTGCCGAACAACTCGCGCGATGCGATGCACATGCTGGGCAACGCGGTCACGCCGCCAAAGGCCAAGCGCGTCATCGAAGCGCTGAGGGAGGCCGCCTGATGCGCCCGGAACTGCGCGACGCCGCCATCCGCGACATCGGCTGCATCGTCTGCCGGGCGCGCGGCCTGGGCTTCGTCCCCTGCGAAAAACACCACCTACTGACCACCGGCCGGCACGGCACCGGGAAGCGCCGCGGCGAGCAGGCGACGGTCGGCCTCTGCACCTACCACCACCGCGGCATCGGCGCGCCCACGGCGCAGCTGGGGCCGTCCTACGCACGCGAGCCGCGCAAGTTCCGGGAGCTCTACTCGGACACCTGGCTGCTCGAAACCCAGAACGCGCACATCGCCGAATGGCAGCGCAACACCATCGGAGCCGCAGCATGACCCAGCAGGAAGACCAGAAGCGCTACGACGACGCGCACGAGAAGGGCCGGCAGGCGCGACGCTCAGGCAAGAAGCGGATGGATAACCCGTTTCGCGGACATACCGCGCTCGTGCGCAACCTGCACGAGCAGTGGGACCTTGGCTGGCTGGCCCAGGATTCCGAAATGCGGAGGGCGGCATGAGGTCGAAAGAAGGCACAGAACGCAAGCTCGCGCGCGACCGGGAGCGGGTCACTGCCAGGGTCCTGCACGGCGAAGTGTTCCGGTTCATGGGCAGCGAGTTCGAGAGCGTCGGCGCACTGCGGGCGGCCTATCCGGCGTTCGCGGGTGACGACGCAATCCGTGCTATCCGAGCCGGCTGCGAGACGGTCACGGACGTCGAGACCTTCTGCTGGAAGCGCCGGAACGATGCATACCTCCGAGCCCGGGCGGCGGCGCAGCGTTCGCAGTACGGGGCCATGCATGCGCTGGGCACGAAGGACCAGAAGCGCGCGGCAGCAAAGCGCGGCGGAGCAGCGACGAAGGCACGGAGGAAGGCGGCATGAGCCTGCGAGTCACGTTCGGCATCGACCCGGGCCTCAGCGGCGCTGTGGTCACCCTGATCGACGGTGAGCCCGGCCCGATGCTGGACATGCCGACCTTCCATAACGGCACGACGAACGAGGTCGACGCGCATGCACTGGCCGAGTGGATCCGGGCCCAGCGTGCGGCGCACCCAGGCGCGGTCTTCTCGGTGTGCATCGAGCGGGTCCGCGCGATGCCTGACCGCGGCGGAGGCGCGGTGCGCAAGATGGGCGCCCAGTCCAGCTTCAACTTCGGGGACGGCTTCGGCCAGGTGAAGGCGGTCTGCCGCGTCCTTGGCCTCCCGCTGGTGCTGGTCGAGTCCCAGAGCTGGAAGCGGAGGATGGGGCTGCTGGGAACCGAGAAGGACGACGCCCGCCTGCTGGCGATCCGCCGCTTCCCCAGTGTCGCGCTGCAGCTCCAGCGGAAGAAGGACAGCGGAAGGGCGGACGCTCTCCTCATTGCCCTTTGGCATGAAAACACCCAGGGATCAATGCGGGAGTGCGCCTAATGGGCCAGACGCATTGTAAGGATGGTCTCGCCTACGGTCGGTGCGATCGGTGCGGACAGCAGTTCATCAAGGCAGCGCGGGGCCGGCCATACCGGTACTGCTCGAGCGCCTGCGCAATTGTGCCCCTGGAGGACCGCTTCTATCCCAACGTCGACACGAGTGGTGACTGCTGGCTCTGGACGGGGAAGCGCAACGCGGATGGGTACGGGGAGCTTGAACACCGCAAGAGGCTGCTTAAGGCGCATCGGGTAGCCCTGACCCTGACTGGCATCGCCATTCCTCCTGGAAAGGAGGTTTGCCACACGTGCGATAACCCCGCATGTGTCCGGCCATCCCACCTATTCGTCGGGACGCATAGCGACAACATGCAGGACATGGTGAGGAAGGGTCGCGGGGTCACCCCGAACACGAAAGGCGAGGAGCACGGCGCGGCACGGCTGACGGCGCAGCAGGTCTTGGCAATCCGAGCGGACGGCCGAAGCCAGCGGGTCATAGCGGCCGCATATGGAGTAGCCCAGAGCCTCATTTCCCAGATCAAGAGCCGCAAGGTCTGGAAGCATTTGCCGGAGCACCTGACGCCATGACGACTGACAAACCGAAGCACCGCTCGAAGGTGCAGGTGAAGTTCCGCGTGCCGACGGCTACCCACCAGGCGCTGAGCGCGATCGCCGCGGCAAAGGGCGTCAGCCTGACCGACGTCATCAACCGGGCAGTGCGGGCCTACGTCGACGACGCGAGATCCAGGGCCGCGGTCAAGCAGGGCGCTCCGCTTCCCCCGACGGACTTCGCGGCATGACCCGCAGCCTCAACCCCACCAACCTGAGCCGGCCCGAGGCCTTCACCGAGGAGCGCTTCCGCAAGCGCTACCGGGCCGCCTTCCGCAAAAAGGGCGCATGCGCCTTCTGTTCCCTGCGGGAGACGACCTTCGGCGTCCCGCACTGCAAGGGCCAGCCCGGCCGCCAGATGGGCATGTGCCAGGACGACGGCAAGCTGCCGCAGTTCCGGCTGGACGACACCACGCTGGAGGAGTTCCGCAATGCAGCCTGACACGATGAACGAATACGTCCGGCGCCGGCTAGAGCGGTGGGGCGAGGAGTTCGCCCTGGCGCGGGATTGCGAGTACCTGGGCCACCAGTCGAAGAATATCCTGCAGGTTCTGATCGAGCACCGGGGCGAGATGCCGTCCCGCACGATCGGGTTCAAGCCGCTGGAAGTCGACGCCGAGGCTCAGCAGATCGAGGACATCGTCTTCGAGATCAGCAGGCACGCGCCGGCGATCGGCTGGGTGCTGCGGGCCTATTACTGCGGGCAGGGACGGCGGAAGAACGAGCGCTGGGAGACGGCAAACCTACTACTGGCCACGGCTGGCCTGCAGATGGTGAGCAAGCCGAGCTACCTGGACATGGCGCGGCGGGGCACGGAGCGGGTCCATGGGATGCTGCTGGGAGTGGCCCGAGCCGCTTGACGGATGGAGCCATGCGTGAGAGTTTTTGGCCACGCTCGTAGCTCAACTGGATAGAGCACCCGCCTAACGAACGGGTAGGTGTGGGTTCGAATCCCACCGGGTATCAGAGGCCCCGCCCTAGTGGCGGGGCCTCGTCTTTTCTCGCACCTCTTGACGGATAATCCCGAAAGGTGTGAAATCCGCGAAGCTGACATAGAAGCCCCTGCCGAAAGGCGGGGGTTTTGCGTTTCCGGGGGTATGGGTTGGGAGATCCCGGCCGCCCCCGACCACTTTGCGGGCACCGAACCGGCAGGTAGCCGGTCGGGGTGAAGCGCCGGGGAGACCCGGCGGCCCGCGCCAATCATGCGAGTCGTGATGGCACCCGCTGGCCTTCCAAGCCGTGCAGGCGGGGTTCGATTCCCCGGATTCGCTCCAGACTGCCCGCCAACCCTCACCGGACCGAACCCACTCAGCTAGCCGGCTGCGGTGGCGGGCACCCTTTGTTTGCACCCCGCTCCGGCGGGGCTTTTTCTTCAGGGGACACGATGAAGGACCAGATCAGCGCCGACCTGCTGGCGACGGGAGCGAAGGTTGCTCCGCCTGCCGTGGTAGCTACGGCCACCGCTGTCGGGAGCATCAACCCCCAGTCGATCCTGGTCTGGCTGACCATCGTCTACACCCTGTCCCTGCTGCTGACCAACGTGGTCAAGCACTGGGGTACGTGGATGGCATGGTTCGACGGTCGGGCCGAGGATCTTCGTCGGTTCTGGGCCTGGATCCGCCGCCGTGGCTGAGATGAAGGCCAAGACGGTAGGCGGTATCGGCGCCGGACTGATCCTTGCCGCTGCGGGCCTGCTGGCCTTCATCAACGGCTGGGAGAACGGCAGCCCTGAGTTCCGGGACACCGTGGTCTACGCCGACAAGCTTGCGGGCGGCCTGCCCACGGCTTGCGGCGGCCTGACCAAGCACATCACGGACACCCCGATCATCGTCGGCGAGAAGTGGCCGGCGGCGAAGTGCAAGGCCGAGATGGGCAAGGCCGTGGCGAAGGTGCAGGCGCAGCTCCTGCGCTGCTTCAAGGTCGAGCCGCCGCAGAGCGTGTTCAACATGGCCACGTCCCATGCCTGGAACTTCGGCGCCCCTTCTACCTGCGCCAGTGGGGCGATGCGGGCCTGGAACGCCGAGCAATGGGCGCTGGGTTGCCGGCGTCTCGCGCTGGATGACGCCGACCGGCCCATCTGGAGTTACGTCAAGACGGGCCGAACGCTCCCCAATGGCAAGCCGGAGATGCGGTTCGTCCAGGGCTTGGCAAACCGCCGGCACGCCGAGTGGCAGGCCTGCATGCAGGAGGTGCACTGATGTTCATTCTCGGATTGCTGTGCGGTCTGATCGTCGGAATCGTGGCCACGTCCACATTCGCCATGTGGTCCCTCGGTGCATTCGACGGTGACCAGAGGCCGGACGACGAATGATCCGCATCCTGCTGACCCTCCTGGCGCTGGCAGTTCTGGCGCTGGGCTATTCGCTGTGGGCGGCCGAGCGCGCCGACAATCGCGCCGACAAGGCCGAGGCCGCCGCAGACCAGGCTATCGAAGCCCTGAGCCGGGCGAACGACATCATCGACACCGAGCGGGCCAAGGCCGCAACCCTCGCCGACATCGGCACCCAACACGAGGAAGACCGCCGTGAGGCTGAGACCGTACCTGCTGCCGTTGCTGCTGACCTGCGCGCTGGCAATCTCCGGCTGCGCAAGGAATGGGCCGGCTGTGAAACCCAGCGCCTGTCCGACGCTACCGCCGCCGCCATCGAACGTGATGCGCTCGCCCAACTACGAGACGAGGCTGCGGGCGATCTTGTTCGAGTCGTCCGAGACGCCGACAACCACGTCCGAGCCTGCCAAGCCGTTGTGACGGCCGATAGGAGCAAGCCATGAAGGCCCCGCGCTTCGAGGTATACAAGGCCCGCGACGGCTGGCGCTGGCGTCTGGTCGCGGCGAACGGCCGCATCGTGGCAACGGGGGAGGCACACACCCGCAAGGCCGACGCGATCCGGGCAGCCGCCAGGCTGTCGGCGCTGGCGGAGCAGGCAGCGGGAAGCCCACCGGTGGAGCGGTGATGGCCTGCAGCGCCTGCGCCAAACGGAGGAAAGCCCTCCTTGCGAAGCGGAAGCAGAAACAGGCCCAGGGCAAGCCGGTACAGGCTGCCGCGCTGGGTGCGGTGTTGGCGGTCAGTGAGGCCGCCGGCAAGGTGATGGGTATCCACGGCGAGGTGGAAGATGGTCGCAACGAACCCGAACAGGCCGGCTCCCCCGGCACCACCAGACCTGACGCCGCTTCCCCGGCCGATGTCGGAGGAAGCCAAGGCGCTGAACCGGATCGCTGACGCACTGGAGAGGCAGGCCGAGGCCACGCTGCTGCTGGCGCGCGCTACTGCCGGCGAGTTCGACGAGGAAGAGGAAGTGCCCGATCCGGCCAAGCCGGGGCGCGGCATGGGGATGGGTGGGTGATGGGCTGGCCACAGATCGTGCTGTTGGCGTTGTGGTTCATGGGCATCGGCGTGCACCTAGCCCGCAATGGCGAGCCGCTCAGGACATCGAAGGGTGAGCCCGCCAGGTACAGCTTCTTCGGGCGCTTGTTCACTGTGACCCTCTGGTGTTGGCTTCTGTGGGTTGGTGGGTTCTTCCACTGATGGCCAGGCTCAAGGCGCTGGGCTCGAGGCTGGCGGCGCTGCCCAACACGCTGCCTCCTATGCCAGAAGGCTCTGCCAACTACGGAAAGGGCCGAGGCGGACGCCCATGGCGCCGCCTGAGGGATTCGATCCTCCAGCGGGACAAGCACCTGTGCCAGCCATGCAAGGCGCAGGGCCGCTACACCGAGGCCACCCAGGTCGACCACATCGTCCCCCAAGCAGAGGGCGGCACGGACGACCGGGTGAACCTGCAGTCGATCTGCACCGAATGCCACGACGCCAAGACGCTTGAGGAATCGAAGCGCGGCGCATCGCGGCACCAGCACGGGGGCGCCCGGTAGGGGGGGGAGGGGAAAAATCCCAAGCCGCCTTGCCGGACACCGCCACCCGGACTCACGGAGAGGTTTTTTTCTGGGCCGGAGATTTCGGCCCGAACCGACTTTATGCGCAAAAACACGAAAATGGGTCGACCGAGGTTCAAGCCCACGTCAGCGCAGCGCCGCAAGGTGTCGGTCGCCGCCGGCGCCGGCATGTCGCACGAGGAGATCGCGCTGGGCCTGGGCATCGCCCGGAACACGCTGGAGAAGCACTTCGAGCAGGAACTGTCGGTGGGCGCCTATTCGCGCCGGCTTGAGGTGCTGGACGCGATGCACCGAACCGCGGTTAAGGGGAACGTGGCGGCCCAGAAGGCCTACGTTGCCCTGACCCCTGCGGTGGCAGCGCCGCCGGTGCCGGAAGAGAAGCCGAAGGGCAAGAAGGAGCAGGCGGAGGCCGATGCGTCGAGCGCGGCGCGTGGCACCGACTGGGATGACCTGCTGCCGCCGGGCGTGACGCCGATCCGCAAGGCCAGCTGATGGGCTGGGACCTGTCGTGCCGGGACTGGTGGGATCGCCTCCAGTCCGGGCGATCGCTGGTCCCCGATCTGCCGCTGTGGGCGGCTGAGGGTGAGCGCGCGGTCCGGATCTTCAACAAGCTGCGCCTGGCCGACGTGCCGGGAACGCCGACGATGGAGGAGGCCGGCGGCGAGTGGTTCAGGGACATCGTCCGGGCGATGTTCGGTTCGGTGAACCCGGAGACCCGGGAACGGATGATCCGGGAGCTGTTCGGCCTGGTCCCGAAGAAGAACAGCAAGACCACGGATGGGGCGCTGCTGATGGTCACGGCCCTGCTGATGAACCAGCGGCCGCGGGCCGGGTTCGTCATGACGGCGCCCGTGCAGGACGTGGCGCAGCTGGCGTTCGACGCTGCTGCAGGCGCGATCGACCTGGACCCGGTCCTGTCGAAAAAGTTCCACGTGCGGTACCACCTGAAGACGATCCTGCACCGGGAGACGAAGGCCGAGCTCGAGATCATGACCTTCGACCCGGCGGTACTCACGGGGCAGAAGATCAGCGGCGGGGCGCTCATCGACGAGCTGCACGTCTGCGCGAAGATGGCCAAGGCGCCCAAGGCGCTGCGGCAGATCCGCGGCGGCATGCTGCCGTTCCCCGAGTCGTTCCTCGCCTTCATCACGACGCAGTCGGACGAGCCGCCGGTGGGCGTGTTCGCCGAGGAGCTGGCCAAGGCGAGGGACATTCGCGACGGGAAGCGCGAGGGAGCGATGCTCCCGGTGCTGTTCGAGTTCCCCCGTGAGATCCAGGAGTCGACGGACCGGAAGTGGGAGAACCCGGCCCTGTGGCCGATGGTCACCCCGAACCTGGGCAAGTCGATCACGATCGAGCGACTGCAGGCCGACCACGCAGACGCGAAGGCGACCAGCGAGGCAGAGCTGCGGGTCTGGGCGTCGCAGCACCTGAACATCCAGATCGGCCAGGCGCTGATGGCAGACGGGTGGGCCGGCGCAGACTTCTGGGCGGATGCCGGCGACGACACCCTGACGCTGGAAGCGCTGATCGAGCGCTCCGAGGTCGCGGTGGTCGGAATCGACGGCGGCGGGCTGGACGACCTGCTGGGCCTGGCGGTGCTGGGGCGCGAGCGTGCGACGCGGCGCTGGCTGCACTGGTCCCACGCCTGGGCCCACGAGATCGTGCTGGAGCGCCGCAAGGCGATCGAGCCGAAGCTGCGCGAGCTGGAGTCGGCCGGCGACCTGTCGATCGTCGCTACCCCCGGTGAGGACGTCGCCGGCGTCGCCGAGGTGGTGCGCCGACTTGCGAAGGCTCGACTGCTGCCGGAGAAGCACGCGATCGGGGTCGATGCGGCCGGTATCGGTGCCGTCGTCGACGAGCTGACGCTACCCGGGCACGGCCTGACGATCGACCACATCGTGGCCGTCTCGCAGGGCTGGCGCCTCAACGGGGCGATCAAAACGACCGAGCGCGCGGTGGCCGGCGGCGACCTGGTGCACGGGTCGCAGCCGCTGATGGCCTGGGCAGTCGGCAACGCGAAGGTGGAGCCGAAGGGCAACGCCATCACGATCACGAAGCAGGCCAGCGGCACGGCGAAGATCGACCCGCTGATGGCCACGTTCAATGCGGTGTCGCTGATGGCCCTGAACCCGGCGGCGCAGAAGAAAAAGCTGGTCCTGGCAACCTTGGGGTGACCGAATGGAAATGAATCGCGCGTACAGCGTCCTGGACGTCAAGGGCGTCGACGAGGAGAAGCGGATCCTGACCGGGATCGCGTCCACGCCGAGCCCTGACCGGATGGACGACATCGTCGAGCCGAAGGGCGCGGTCTTCAAGCTGCCGCTGCCGTTCCTGTGGCAGCACCGGCACGACGCGCCGATCGGCCACGTGACCAAGGCGACCGTGAAGTCGTCCGGTATCGAGGTCGAGATCACCCTGGCCAAGATCGAAGAGCCCGGCATCCTCAAGGACCGCGTCGACGAGGCGTGGCAGTCGATCAAGCTCGGCCTGGTCCGCGGCCTGTCCATCGGCTTCGCCCCGATCGAGTCGGCCAACATCGACGGGTCGTGGGGTCGCCGGTTCCTGAAGTGGGACTGGCTGGAGCTGTCCGCGGTGACCGTGGCGGCGAACCAGGAAGCCACTATCCAGACCATCAAGTCGATCGACGAAGAGTTCGTGCAGCGCGGCATCCGGCTGAAGTCGGCCCGCGACGAGCACATCAAGCGCGGCGCGGTGTCGCTGCGCTGACCCATTCCGGGGAGACCCGGCATCCATGCACGCAGGCAGTGCCCCCCGTGGAACGGGGGCCGTAGGGCTGCGCACACCCAAAGGAAAACGGAACATGAAGACCTACGCCCAGCAGATCGCGGATCTCAACGCGACCCGCAAGAGCAAGGCCGATCGCATGAAGGAGATCCAGCAGAAGGCGGCCGACCAGTCGCGCACCCTGGACACCGGCGAGCAGGAAGAGTTCGACGCGCTGAAGGTCGAGATCGCCACGATCGACAAGAACATCGGCAATCTGCGCGACCTGGAGAAGATGGAGAAGGACGAGGCGGCCAACGCCGCGCCGGCCGATCCGTCCACCAGCGCCAACAAGCCCGTCACCGTCCAGCGCAGCACCGGCGGTGTCGAGGTCAAGGACACCACCTCGCTCAAGGACGGCATGGGCTTCGCCCGCGTCGCCCGCGTCAAGGCGGTGGCCTTCGTCAATCGCGTCGACCCGGTCGCTGTCGCCAAGGAACTCTACCCCGGCGATGAGCAGACCCTGAAGGCGATCGAGAAGGCGGCGGTTCCGGCGGCGACCACGCTGTCCACCACCTGGGCGAGCAATCTAATCAACGAAGGTGGCGCGCCGTTCGCCGACTTCGTCGAGTACAGTCGTGCCCGCTCGATCCTCGGCCAGATCGGCGACCGGCTGCGTCGTCTCCCGTTCGACACCGCGGTGCTGGTCCAGGGTTCGGCTGGCAGTGCGTCGTGGGTGAAGGAAGGAGAGGCCAAGCCGCTGACCCAGTGGACCTACACGCGCGCCAAGCTGGCTCCGCTGAAGGTTGCGGCCATCGCCGCGGCCACCAAGGAACTGCTGAAGCGGGCATCCGTTGCCGGCGACACCCTGATCCGCGACGAGCTGACCCGTGCGGTGAACAGCGCGATCGACGGCACCTTCGTCAGTGACGCGGCCGCGGTGACCGACGAGGCGCCCGCGGGCATCCGCAACGGCGTGACGCCGGTCACCCTGACGGGCGACGGTACGGTCGCGGGTATCCGCTGCGACATCGCCGCGATGTTGAAGGAGCTGGTGGGCGACAACCTTTCCGTGGCCGGTGCGTTATGGATCATGGCCGAGACCACCGCGATCGACCTGTCCCTGGCCACCAACGAAGTCGGAGCGCCGGCCTTCCCGGGCATCACCCCGACAGGCGGCACGCTGGCCGGTCTGCCGGTGTTCACCTCGCAGTACGTGGCGGACGAGACCGAAGGCCCGGTGGTGATGCTGATGAAGGGCGACGAGATCTTCCTCGGCGACGAGGATGGCATCGAGCTCTCCATGAGCGACCAGGCGTCGCTGCAGATGGACAACGCCCCGACCCAGAACAGCGTCACGCCGACTGGGACGTCGGTGGTTTCGATGTTCCAGACCAACAGCGTCGCGTTCCTGGTGGAGCGCTTCCTGAACTGGCAGAAGCGCCGTGCTTCGGCCGTGGTCTGGGCGCACGTCAACTGGAACCCGTGCGTGACCTGATCCATAGCCGCGTGAACCGAGGCGGGGGATTCGTCCCCCGCCTCCTCTGAGGGGATCCCGATGCTGATCCAGTACAAGACCACCGGCCACAAGCGCGAGGTGAAGCCCGAATGCGGACGTCGCCTGGTGAAGGCGGGCATCGCCATGAAGGTGACGAAGCCGCGCGCGCTGAAGGCCAAGCCGATCCAGTCGGCCGGCGAGCCTTCCGAACCCGCTGGTGCCGCGCAGTACGAGCGCCGCGACCTGAACACCGAGGGCTGAGATGACCTTTACCGCCTCCGAACTCGCCGCCGAAGCCGGCGTGCGGAAGCATGGCGCGAGCTTCCTGCATACGGCCGCGAAGGCGCTGACGCCGGTAGCTAACTGGCGCCATGGCTGGCGGGTCATCTCCGAGGCCTTTGCCGGCGCGTGGCAGCGCAACATCGAGGAGAAGCGCGGCGACCTGACGTGCTACCCGACGCTGTACGCCTGCCTCAACCGAATTTCCCAGGACATCGGCAAGCTGCCGTTCCTGCTGAAGGAGAAGGACGCCAACGGCATCTGGAAGGTCAACACGACTAACACGGCCTTCTGGCCGGTGCTTCGCAAGCCGAACGGCTTCCAGACCCAGCAGCAGTTCCGCGAGGCGTGGATCCTGTCGAAGCTGTTGGAAGGCAACACCTACGTCCTGAAGGAGCGCGACAACCGCGGCGTGGTGGTCCGCCTGTATGTGCTCGACCCGTGCCGCGTGACGCCGCTGATCGCGGATTCCGGCGCCGTCTACTACCAGATCAACTACCCGACGGCGCAGAACCTGCTGCCGACGAATTATCCGGCCGAGCAGCTGACCGTGCCGGCGCGCGACATCATCCACGACCGCCTGAACTGCTTCCACCACCAGCTGCTGGGCGTGCCGCCGCTTTGCGCCGCCGCACTGGCGGCCGGCAAGAACCTGAAAATCCTGCGCAACGCCTCAGCCTACTTCGCCAACGGTGCGAACCCGGGTGGCCTGCTGACCGCGCCGGCCGGCATGAGTGAGGATGACTCCGACGCGGTCAAGAAGTACTGGCAGGAGGAGTTCCAGGGCGCCAACTCGGGCAAGGTCGCGCTGATCGGCGCGGACATGAAGTTCACCCCGTTTGCGTTCAAGTCCTCCGACTCCCAGCTGGTCGAACAGCTCCGCTACAGCGACGAGCAGATCTGCCAGCCGTTCGGCATCCCGCCATTCAAGATCGGTATCGGGACGATCCCGGCAGGCATGAAGGTCGACGACCTGAACCAGCTGTACTACTCCGACGCGCTTCAGGGTCACATCGAGGCCATGGAGACGCTGCTGGACGAAGGCCTTGGCGTCACCACCAACACGGATGGGAACCTGCTTGGAATCGAGTGCGACCTGTGGCCGCTGCTACGCATGGACGCCGGCAAGCAGGCCGAGATCGAGACGAAGCTGACCGGAGGCGGCGTCAAGACGCCGAACGAGGCGCGGCTGGCCTTCGAGCTTGATCCCCTGGATGGCGGCGACACCGTCTACATGCAGCAGCAGGACTTCCCGCTCGACCAGGTCCGAAAGAACCGGATCGAACCGGCAGCAGAGCCGACCCCGCCAGAGGACGACGAGCCTCTGAGCGATGACGAGATGGACGACGAGATGGAAGCCGAGGGCCAGCAGGCATGACCAAGGACACCCAGCGGGCGATCCTCCGCGCCTGCGCCAGGTACATCCAGCGTGGCCTGGCGCCGATCCTCAAGCGCCTGGACGCCGTCGAGAAGGCGGCCGGCGACATTGCCACGAAGGGCGACGTCGAGACGGTGAAGCGTTCGCTGGAGCAGCGCGTCGAAGGCGTGACCTTGCTGCCAGGCCCCCCCGGTCCGGCGGGCAAGGACGCCGAGCCGGTCATGGTCGCCGACGTCGTCAAGGAACTGCTGGCCACCGACGCTCTGGCGCCGCTGCTGGACCTGATGGTGGCCGAAGCAGTGGCCAAGCACCTCGAGGCCAATCCGATCCCCGCCGGCCGCGACGGCGCCGACGGTGCGCCGGGTCCGCAAGGCCAGCCCGGGGAGAAGGGCGCCGACGGCAAGGACGGTGCCGACGGCGTCGGCCTGGCCAGCGCACTGATCGACCGCGGCGGCGAGCTGGTCGTGACGCTCACCAACGGCACACAGAAGGCGCTGGGGGTGGTCGTCGGCAAAGACGGACGGGACGGCGCCGACGGCCTGAGCTTCGAGGACTTCACCGGCGAGTACGTCGCGGAGCGCGGGTTCGTCCTGCGCGCCACCCGCGGCGCGGTGGCCCGGGAGTTCGTGCTGCCGTACATGAAGCACCTGGGCTTCTGGTCGGAGGGCAAGGCAGCCAAGGCCGGCGAATCGGCCACCCATGACGGAGCGCTGTGGATCGCCAAGCGCGACACCAGCGCCAAGCCCTGCCTGGAGAACGGGGAGGACTGGATCCTCGCCGCCCGCAAGGGACGTGATGGCAAGGACGGGCGGAACGGGGTCGACAAGACCGCTCCGGTGAGGGTCGGCTGATGGTCGCGCTGGTCACCGCCGAGCAGGCTCGCTTCCAGCTGCGCGTCGACGCCGGCACCCCGGACGACGACTGGATCGCTCTGTGGATCCCGATCGTCTCTGCCGCCGTGGCGAGCTGGCTGAAGGATGCCTGGCGCCTGTACGAGCCGGAGGTCGATTCGGGTGGTGTCGTCGTCACGGACAGCAACGGCGACCCGGTGGCGGCGCTGGACAGCAGCCTGGAGCCGATCGTGCGCGCCGAGGTGCAGGGCGCGGTGCTGGTCGAGCTGGCCTCGCAGTACCGCTTCCGGGAGGGCGAGGGCGACAACGTCGTTCCGGGCGACGCCGGGCACGGGTACGTGCTTTCGAAGGGCGCCACGGCGCTGCTGGTGCCGCTGCGGCGGTCGACGGTGCGCTGATGAGCGGGGTCGCCGCGGGCAAGCTCCGGCATTGGGTCCAGCTGCAGCGCCAGCAGAGCGCGCAGGATCCGAACACGGGGGAGATGGTCAACACATGGGTGCGCCTGGCCGACGTATGGGCTGACGTGGCGCCGGCATCGGGCCGGGAGTTCATCGCCGCGGCCGCCGAGCAGTCGGAGGTGCGCGGGCGGATCACCATCCGCTACCGCGACGACGTCGACGCGACCATGCGCGTGGTCCACCGCGGCAAGACATACGCCATCCTGGCGGCCCTGGAGGATGCGGAGTCCGGTCTGGAGCACCTGACGCTGATGGTCGCGGAGGGAGTGCGGATCACCTGATGGGCACGTGGGCACTGCTGGCGCCGGGACCGAGCGCGTCCGCGGCGCTGGCCAGGCGCGTTTCGCATCTGCCGCTGGGCGCCGTTGGCTGTGCCTGGGAGCTGGCGCCGGCCGCGACCTTCATCGCCGCCGGCGACGCGGCGTGGTGGAGGGCGTACCCGGCTGCGCGGGCGGCGACGGTTCCGAAGTACTGCATGGGGACGCCACCCCGCGGGATCGAGCAGGTGCGGATTCCGGACCTGGGCTGGTACGTCGTCAACAGCGGCGTGCTCGCGCTGGAATGCGCCAAGCGTGCCGGCGCCACGCGGATCCTGCTGCTCGGCTTCGACATGCACGGCTCGCACTTCTTCGGCGAGTACACGAACGGCCTGAGCAACACCGCGGAATCGAAGCGGCGCATGCACAAGACGCAGTACGCGCGCTGGGCACGCGCCAACAAGGCGATCGAGGTCATCAACTGCACGCCCGGTTCGGCGCTGCACTGCTTTCCCAAGGCGAGGTTGGAAGATGTTGCAGACGTTTTCCGGGCGGAAGCCCAGCCAGAACGAGCAGGAGCTGCGGGGGTTCATTGCGCTGCTGCGTGAGCGCGGCGTCACCCGCTACCTGGAGATCGGCGCAAGGCACGGCGATACCTTCCACGAGGTGATGCTGTCGCTTCCGGAGGGAAGCACTGGCGTGGCCGTTGACCTCCCCGGTGGACTCTGGGGAACCGGCAAGTCGCGCCAGCACCTCCTGAAGGCGGTGGCCGACCTCAACCGGCGCGGCTACAAGTGCAGCGCCCTGTTCGGGGACTCGCAGACGGACGCGACCAAGCGGCTGATCGTGGGCCGCGGGCCGTTCGACGCGATCCTGATCGATGGCGACCACACTCTGGCCGGCGTGTCGCGGGACTGGGCGCACTACGGCCGGATGGCGCCGTTGGTTGCCTTCCACGACATCGTCGGCGCGGGCCAGCGGGAGAAGGTGCACGGCCGGGAGGTCGAGGTGCCGATCCTCTGGGAGCGGCTGAAGGGTCAGCACCAGGTGGCGGAGTTCGTGGCCGAAGGCTCGGCCATGGGCATCGGCGTAGTGCTGGCGAGCTGACCGGTGCACTTCGACCTGAGTCAGCGGGCGCCGCACCAGATTGCGCACTGGCAGGCGGTTACGGAAGGGCTGCGCCGACATGGCGTTCTGGACCAGTACCCGGGCGTGGTCGTGTGCTGGGGATGGCGCACGGGTGCCGTGCATCGCAAGCGCGGGCGCGATGTGCTGGTGCTCGAGCGCGGCTATCTCGGTGAACGGTTCAACTGGTCGAGCATCGGCTGGAACGGGCTCAATGGCCTGGCGACGTTTCCGGACTACCCCACGGACTTCGGGGCTCGGTTCCGCCGCCTGGGTGTTCAGCTGGAACCGTGGCGTCCTGCCGGCGAATACGTGCTGCTGGTCGGACAGGTGCACGGCGACGCCGCGCTGCAGGGCCGGAACCTGGGTCCGTGGTATGCGCAGACGGCGAAGGCCGCGGCGGCCCAGTACGGGCTGCCAGTGAGGTTCAGGCCGCATCCGCTGGAGGTGCGCCGCACCGGAGTGGTCCGGCGCGTGCCAGGGACGGAGCATGATGCCGGGCCGCTGGTCGATGCCCTGGCGCGTGCAGCGGTCGTGGTGACCTGGAACAGCAACACCGGCGTCGACGCGCTCCTGGCCGGCAAGCCTGTCGTGGCGCTGGGCGATGGCGCCATGGCGTCGCCGTTGGCGGCGCGGGAGCTGGGCGGCCAGTGCAACCCGGACCGCGAGGCCTGGGCGCATGCGCTGGCGTGGAAGCAGTGGACGCTGGAGGAGATCCGGTCCGGCGAGGCGTTGGTCGGAGTCGTGGAGGACCTGAAGGATGGACGTTACGGTCAAGGTGGAGGGTCTGGCGGAAGCGGAGCGGAAGCTGAAGCTACTGCCCGATCGCGTCGGCCGCCGGGCCCTGCGGCGCGCGCTGAGGCGTGGCGCCAACGTCATTCGCAACGGGGCGCGTGAGAACTTCAAGCGGCTGGACGATCCCGGGACGGGGGAGAACATCGCGAGGAACGTCGTGGTCCAGGGCATGAGCGCCAAGCGCGAGCGCTCTGTGGGAGGCGTAGGCATGCGTGTCGGCGTGCTCGGAGGCTCCAAGTCCAAGACAGGGAGCGCGGCCACAGGCGGAAAAGGGAATCCGGGTGGCGACACCTGGTACTGGCGCCTGCTGGAGTTCGGAACCTCGACCATCGCGGCCAGGGCGCCAATGCGGAAAGCCATGGCAGCCCAGGCCATGGGTGCCTACGACGCCTTCGCCAATGCGGCCGAAGGCGAAATCGACAAGGAACTGGGGAAGCTCTGACGTGTACCCACCGGTGTTTGAAATCGCCAAGCAGAGCGCGGCGGTGCTGGCGGCGCTCGGGTCGAATCCGACGCGGTTGTGGCCCTTCGCGATCTCGCCGCAGAAGGGCACCGCCAACTATGGCGTGCCGTATGCGGTGCACCAGCTGATCTATGGCGCCCCGGTCCTGTCGCTGAGCTGCGTGCCGAACACCGACAACTTCGGCATCCAGATCGACGTGTATGCCGACAACGCCACCGACGCGCGTGAGGTGGCCGCGGCCCTTCGCGACGCCTACGAGGCATCGAACAACCCGGTCGTCGCGTGGAATGGCGAGGACTGGGAGCCGTCCACCGGCCTGTACCGCGTGAGCTTCACGGTCGAGTTCTGGCCCGACCGAGCGACCACCTGACAACCCGAGCACTGCATCCCGCCAGGCCACGGCGGGGGACAGACCACCACCCCGCGCTGCGGGGTTTTTTGTTGGCCGAAAACCCCAGCGAGAGGAAACGCAATGAAGACCCAAGGCACCAACCTGTACGGCATCGACCCCGATACCGGCGAACTTCTCGAAGTCGATTGCCCGACGAGCATCGACGGCATCGATTCGAGCATCTCCCAGCTCGAAACGACCTGCCTCAACTCCCCGGCGCGCACGTACGAAGCCGGCCTCGAAGAGCCGGGCACCGCAACCTTCGGGATCAACATCGATCCGAAGAATCCCAACCATCGGCGCCTGCACCAGCTGAAGCGCGCCGGGAAGACGATGAAGTGGGCGGTCGGCTGGGCGGAGGCGCCCGACGTGGACCCGACCATCGAAACCGACAGCGACGGCGACTACGTGTTCGTTCCGAATCCGGCGCGCAGCTGGCTGTTCTTCGAAGGCTTCATGAACTCCTTCCCCTTCAGCTTCGCGCTGAACTCGCAGGTCAGCTCGACCATCGGCATCCAGGTCTCTGGCGAGATCGAGATGGTCTCGGCCGGCACCTAAGGCGAACCCCTCTTCTACGCCGGGGTCTGTGGGCGTGCCTCGCCTCACGTTCCCGCCCGGCACCTTTCAAGGCGAGCACCCATGACCACTCTCAACGACCTGAAGAAGGCTGGCGGTTTCGTTCCCGACAAGCCGGTTCCGAAACACATCACGTTCAAGGACGACAGCGGCAACGACTTCGAGGCCGACATCTTCGTCGTCAAGCTCGGCGTGGCCGACTACGAAGCCCTGTTCACCGGCGACGCCCTCGTGCGCTCGCACACGGCGCAGGCGATCCACGTCGGCATCCGGCTTGGCGACGGCAAGGAGGTCATCCCGTATGACCTGGCCGCGCGCCTGGACAAGGGACTCGGCGCCGCGCTGATGAAGGCCTTCAATGAGGTCAACGGCCCAAAAAAGCCCTCACCCAGCGCGAGCGATTCCTCTGCGACCTAGCGCTGGGCCTTGGCCGAACGGTCGGCGAGATTCGCCATGACATGACCCAGGAGGAGCTGAGCCTCTGGGTCGCCTACGTGGACGAGAACGGTCCACTCAATCCATCGCTCCGAATCGAAAGCGCGATTGCTCACGCGGTCGCCCTGTTCTTCAAGGGCGTCAAGCCACGCGACCTGATGCCGTGGCCTCGGCAGCCCGAGCCAGAAGCAACGCTAGAAGACGCATTCGCCCTGTTCAAGGGCCTCGCCAAGAAGTCGAACAAGGGAAAGAAGCCACATGGCAACGCGAAGCCTCGGCCAGCTGACGATCGACCTGATCGCCAAGACCTTCGGGTTCGAGCAGGGCATGGACAAGGCCGCGCGCAAGGCCAAGTCCGGCGGCAAGGAAATCGAAAGCGCGCTGACGGGGGCGTTTAAGACCATCGGCGGAGCCATCGCCGGCTTCGTCGCCGGCCTGGCCACGGTCGACACGGCACTGCGTGGGTTCCAGCAGTCGGTGGACTTCGCCGACCGGATGGACGAGCTGTCGGCCCGATTCAAGATCAGCACCGAGACGCTCTCGGAATGGGCCTACGCGGCGAAGCTGACGGGCTCCGACATCGAGGGCCTGGCCGGGATCATCCCGAAGTTCAGCAAGACCGTCGCCGACGCGGCGGACGCCGGCAGCGAGGCCGGCAAGACCTTCGCCGCGCTCGGAATCTCGGTCAAGGACCAGGCCGGCCAGCTCCGCAGCTTCCAAGACCTCCTGCCGGAGATCATGGATCGCTTCAAGGGGCTGAACAACGAGACGACCGAGACGGCGCTGGCAATGCAGCTGTTCGGGCGGTCCGGTGCGGAGTTCCTGGAGTTCCTGAACCTCGGGTCCGATGGCTTGACCAAGATGGGCGAGCGCGCCCGCGAACTCGGGATCGTCATCGACACCGAGACGGCCTCCAAGGCGGCCGAGTTCAAGGACCGTGTCGACGACCTGAGGGCAGCGACCCAGGGCTGGTTCACCCAGATCAGCTCCGCGCTGCTGCCCACGCTCACCGACCTCACCAACGAGATGACGGACTTCGTCAAGGAGGGAGGGGACGCGGCAACGATCGCGGACAGCGTGGCATCTTCCATCCGCGACATCGCGGAAGCCATCCGGTTCCTAGGTCAGATCGGTGATGTGTTCGACCGCATCCGCGGCGGCCTGGTCGGCCTGGAGAAGCAGGGGAACGCGGCGTTCAAGGCGCTATCCGGCCAAGCCTTCTTCACCGGAGACGGGTTCGACTCGATCAAGGCACAGTACGAGGAAGGGGCCGCCTACATCGAGAACGGCTACAAGGCCATGCAGAGGGCGCAGCAGGAAGGCGTCAAGAAGCTGCAGGTCCAGCTGATCGATCCTTCGGAGGGGTTTGGCGGGTACAAGACCCAGAAGCGGCTGGAGGAACAGGCCAAGAAGTACCAGGAGGCTCTGGACAAGCTGCTGGCCGGGGGCGACAAGCCGGCCAAGAGTGGCGGCAAGTCAGCGGCAGAGCAGGAGGCCGAGCGCCTGTTCCAGGCCTACGACTCCATGGCGGCCTCGCTCGATCAGCAGATCGCTCTGTTTGGCAAGACCAGCGAGGCGGCGAAGGTCCGGTATGACGTCGAGTTCGGCTCGCTGGTGAACCTGGAGCCGAAGCTCAAGAACTACTTGATCTACAAGGCTGAGGAGCTGGATGCGATCAAGGAGACGGCCGCCGCGCAGGAGGAGCGCCGCCGGCAAGCCAAGCGCGAGGCCGACGAGTTCGCCATGCGCGAAGAGCACGCCCAGCAGCTCGTCGAAGACCTGCGTTTCGAGATCGAGCTCATTCGCCTCGGCAACAAGGAGCGTACGACCGCAATTCAGCTGCGCGGCATGGAGGCGGAGCAGGTCCAGCGCTACGGCGAGGAGATCATCGAACTGAATCGCCAGATCGAGGAGCAGATGCAGCGCACGGAGCTGATGGACGGCTTCCGCGACAGCTTCGCCACGTTCTTCGAGGACGTGATCGGCGGGACGAAGTCGGTCAAGGATGCCTTCACCGACATGCTCGACGACATCAACTCCATGATCCTTCGACGGATCACTGAGAACTGGGTGGAGCAGCTGTTCGGCGGCTTCGGATCTTCGAGCGGCGGTTCCGCAGGCGGGAACTGGTTCAGCATGATCGCCGGCCTCTTCAGCGGGGGGCGCGAGAGTGGTGGCTGGATCGGAGCGGGCCGCGTTGCCGAGGTGAACGAGAGCGGGATCGAGATGGCGACCGTTCGCGGCAGGCAGTACCTCTTGGCCGGAAGCGGTCCCGTCGAAGTCACACCGCATCGGGAACTGGTCACGGCTGGCGGCGGCGGGGTGACGGTCAACTTCAACGGGTACGGACGCCCCGATCGACGGACTGCCCAGCAGGCTGCGGCCGATGTGGGCGTCGCGGCACAGAGGTCCCTGGCCCGCAATGGTCGAGGAGGCAGGTCGTGAGCGACGACAGCTACCTGCGGCGCTACATCCCGGCTTGCGAGACGTATGGCTGGAATGGTGGTCCAGGCTTCAGCACGCGGATCGTGATGAAGCAGAACGGCCGCGAGCGCCGGAATGCCGACTGGTCGCAGCCGCAGTTCGGGTTCTCCCTGCCGTTCCAGAACCTGCGGCATCAGTCCGAGTACGCGCCGATCCTGCAGCTTTTCCTGAACCGCCGAGGCGCCTGGGGCTGCTTCCTGTACTCCAACCCGCTGTCCGATACCGCCGAGGACGAGCTGTTCGCCGTCGCCGCCGCTGGGCAGACAGAGTTCCAGTTGCGCATGGACGCCACGCTGGATGGCGTGGTGTTCCAGCGGGACGTGCACGCCCTGTACGAGCCGGATCCGGACGAACCAGGGGCGGCACTGGAGTCGGACATCGAGATCACTGCGGACGGCGTCGCAAGCCCGGGCTGGGCTATTGACTACGACCGGGGCAAGGTCCTGGCGCCGGCGCCGATGACCGGTGGTGAGGAGCTTCGCTGGTCCGGCCGGTTCTCGCACTGGGTCCGGTTCGTTTCGGACCGCATGCCGATGTCCATCAACAACCGAAGTGCGGAAGGCTTTCGCGTCGACGGGTCGATCGACCTGCTCGAGATGCCGCCGCCGATCGAGATCACGACCTGACATGCCACGCAATGTGCCCTACGACATGCTGCAGGACCTGCAGCGTGGTGTGACCACCTTTTGCCTGCTGATCCGGTTCGATCCCGTTCTGGACGGGTTCGCCTCCTATGGAATGGCGTTGCTCGACAGGCAGGTGATCTACGACGACGAGATCAGCGAGCTGGCCTATTCGCCCATCGTGGCCATGCAGCCGTCGACAATCCTGTCCAGCTCCGACCTTTCGGTCGACGGCGGCGACGGCTTCGGCCTGGTGCCGGAGTTCGACACGCCGATCAGCGAAGCCGACCTGGTCGCTGGCGCCTACGACTTCTGCCGGTTTCGGGCCTACATCGTGGACTACCGAAAGCTGACGCCGGGGCGCCACATCCTGCTGCAGGAAGGCACCACCGGGCAGATGCGGCTGACGGATGTCGGGCTAGCCTTCACGCAGGAGCTGCGCGGCAAGGCCCAGGCCCTGATGCAGTCGATCACCGAGAAGTGGTCCCTGCTGTGCCGCGCCATCCCCGGCAGCATGCCCATCGGCACCGGCGGCGGGGCGATTGAGCAGCGGTTCCCGTGCAACTGGGCGCTGACGTGGGAGCCGGGCACGGTTGAGGCGGTCGGGCTGGAATCGTCCAACAGCTTCAGCACGTCCGGCCTCGCGCCGGCCTTCGGCGGCAATCCCGGCAAGGTCCGGTGGCTGACCGGCCGAAACGCTGGCCGGGAGGATGAGGTCGATTCGTTCGAGGATGCCGGCGGCGTCCAGACCATCGGCCTGACCTTCGGGACCATGTTCCCGATCCAGGCCGGTGACACGTTCGAGTTCGCAGACCTGTGCCCGGGCACGAAGGCGGCCTGCAAAGCCCGTGGCAACTGGGCCAACTTCCGCGGCGAGCCGAACATCCCTGTCGGCGACGCCGGCCAGGCTTCGGTGCCGGGGGCATCGGCCGGCATCGGGACCGGCGGGCGGTTGCAGATCGGAAACTCGGAGGAGCAATGAGCGCCGTCATGGAGGCTGCACGCGGGTTCATCGGCGTGCCGTGGCGGCACCGTGGGCGCAACCGTCTGGGAATCGACTGTGCCGGACTGTGCTGGGCTGCCTATCACGCTGCGGGCGTGACGCTTCCGGACTACCGCCTATACGGGAGCGAGCCGCACAGGGACGGCTTGGTGACGCACACGGCGGCGGCGCTTGGCGAGCCGGTGATGGTCGCCCCGGTGGACGCGGGCGCGATGATGCCAGGCGACGTGCTGGTGATGCGCTTCACCCGCGAGCCTCACCACATGGGCGTGGTCGGCGTGCGCGACTACGGAGGCACCCCGGCGCTGACCCTGATCCACGCGGATGGCGACATGGGCCGGGTGCATGAGCAGCGGATGACGCCGGACATGGTGGCGCGGATTACCCACGTTTTCAGGAGGCCCGTCTAGTGGCGCGTCAGGTACTTCCATGGGTCGGTGCAGCCGTCGGGTTCGTCGCCTCGGGCGGCAACCCGATGGGCGCACAGGCGGGCTTCGCCATCGGCTCGCTGATCGGCAACGCCATCGACCCGGTGGAGATGCAGGGCCGCAAGCTCGGCGACTCCCCGACCCAGACCGCGGCCGAGGGCGGCGCACGGGCCATCGTGTTCGGCAAGGGCTGCATCCGCGCCACGGTGATCCTGGAGCGCGGCGGCCGGCGAGTGGTGAAGCAGCGCGACAAGTCCGGCGGAAAGGGCAGTGGCCCGACCACGGTCAACGAGCGCGCCTTCTGGACCTACGCCATCGGCATCTGCGAGGCGACCCCGGACGGCGGGCTTCTTCGCATATGGGAGAACGAAAAGCTGGTGTACGACGTGACGCCGACGTCGCAGATCGTGGAGGACTCGACCGAGTTCGCCAAGCTGTTCCGGTTCTACGATGGCGCGGAAGATCAGCTGCCCGACCCGGCAATCGAGGCGATCTACACCGACCCGACCGACGCGCCGTACTACCGGGGCACCGCCTACATGGTGTTCCCGCAGCGCGACCTGACAGACTTCGGCGAGGCCGTTCCGACGTATCGGGTGGAGGTGGTGTCTGAAGTAGACGTGAGTATCGGCGATGAAGTGCTAGCCGATTATGTGATCCCCGGAACCTACAGCTCCGCGTACATATTCCCAAGGGCTGATGGCGATCTAGGATTCCTGTCAGCAACCACGCCACTTGAGAGTGGCGACGATTACACGGTCGGTCGGCTTGATAACGCATTGAATGTGGTGTCCAGCTCGCTGATCGAGACTGACTCAACGGGAGCGCCCGGCGCTAGAGATCTGTGGCCGCGTGGCATAAACGAGTCTGGAGCACTCGTAAGTGCAGACGACATCTTCGGCTATTGCAAGCTGTTTAGTTCCGGCAATTTTGCCGGTACCTATCTGCCCTCAGATGCCGGAACGCTGAGCTGGTGGTACGCCGAGAACTTCTACGCGCCGGAGTATGGTGGCCTTGTCTGGTTCGGTGACGACGCTGGTGGTGCAGGCTCCTGGTATCTGGGGGTGCGCCGTACTTCTGGCAGCGGCGGCTACACAAACCGCCTCATCAAGTTTCCAATATCCTCTGGAGAAGACACGCCAGAGCAGGTTCTGCTGACGGGTGTCGGAACCACGACCAATCCTAGATTCTGGATGAGTCGGGGCAGGGATGGATTCATCCACATCATCGAACAAGACGGCACATACAGAAAGTTCAACAGCGGATTGGCCGAAGTAGATTCCCGTGATCTTGGGATCACCGTTTCCGACCTTCGCGGCTTCGGTGTAGACGGTGCGGTTATCGCAATGGTTTACGGCAGACCGGCAAATGGCCGTGTCGTCTTCCATGACATCTCCAGCGGTTCAGTCCTCAGAACAATTGAGGATGCAAACCTCGATGGCGACGAGGCTACGAGGGTCGTCTTCACCGGGGACAGATGCTATATCCAGTGCAGGGCATGGGTAGGAGCCATTTCCTACTCGCCAGGCTTCTATCGCGGCACTATCCCGCTGTCTTCAATCATCGCGGAAATTCATCAGCGCTCTGGACATGGCCCGGCAGACTATGACGTGGCAGAGCTGACTGAGGAAGTGGCAGGGGTTGTGATCGAGTCCACCGTAACGGGGGCTGAGGCGATCAATTCCATCATCGGCTGCCACTTCGCCGACCCTTCCGACTATGACGGCAAAATCCACTACGTCAAGCGCGGGAAGCCGGTTGTCAAGACCTTGACCGCCGACGACCTGATCGACGAACCGGAGACGTGGCAGAGAAACAACGCTATCGAGTACCCGGCGAAGGTGCACTTCTTCGGGCAGATCGCAGAGTTGGCCTATGCGTCGGTCAAGGCGACCAGTGCCCGCTACTCTGCCGACGCGAAGGTGGTTGGCGAGGCCAGCGTATCGTCGCCGGAGACGTTCAACACCTCGCAGCGCCCCTACGAAATTGCGGCCATCCTCCACAAGATCATGTGGACGGAAGCCGGTGGTGAGGTGACGTGGCGGGTGACCGACCAGCACCTTGACCTGGTGCCGACCGATTGCGTCGGGCTGTCGTGGGCCGGCCAACTGTGGCGGGCGCGGATCACGCAGATCGAGGCCGATCCGGGCGAGCTGAAGCTGAAGATGATGCTGGATCGCCAGAGCGCCTACACGGCCAACCTGACCGCGATCCCGATTCCGCCTGCCCCGACCCCTCCGCAGACCGGCATCATGTCCGACACTGTTCTGGCGGTAATGGATATTCCGGCGCTGGTGGACGCTGCGGACGATCTGCACCTGGTCACGGCCATGTCCGGCGAAACCGATGCATGGGCGGGTGCGCAGTTGCAGCGGTCGCTGGACGCTGGCGCCAGCTTCGGCACGGTCAGCAGCAGCAGCAGCTCGCTAAACGCGATCATGGGCCGGTTGCAGTCGCCCGTGACGGCGGCCTCGCCACACTACACCGACACGACCAACGCGGTCGAAGTCGTCCTGTTCACCGACGACGACATCGAGTCGATCAGCGAGCAAGCGTTCCTGAGCGAGGGCGGGGCCTTCGCCCTGAGCTGGGACGATGGCGGCACCCAGCGGTGGGAGCTGTTGCAGTACCGCGACGCGGAGCTGATCGCGCCCAAGACCTACCGCCTGACCACGCTGCACCGGGGCCAGCTCAACACCGAAGTGGCTGCGCATCCGACTGGCGCTACGTTCGTCCTGCTCGACGGCGCGGTGCAGCGCCATCCGACGCAATCGGCATGGATCGGCACCGACCTGGCCCACCGGGCGGTGAGCATCGGGCAGACGCCGGACGGGGCTGATGAGCAGACGCTGACCTATGCCGGCAACAGCCAGCGGGAATGGGCGCCGGCGCATGTGTTCATGGAGCGGCCATCACCGGACGCGGTGACGGCGCGCGTTGTCCCGCGCCACCGGTTCGGAACAGACGACGCTCCGATTCGTTCAACGCATTGGAGTGGGTATCGCTGGATCGTGACGGATGGAACGAACACGATAACGCGCGACGGACTTTCGGAAACAGAGATTTTTGCAACAATCGGATGGGCACCCGACGTTGACGTGAGCGTGGCGCAAGTAAATGCCATCACTGGTGCGGGTCCATATATCTCCACGTTCGCAACCCAAGCCGTCCCGCCGTCGGTTGGCGGCTCTGTGATCGTTGCTAAAACCTCCAACTCTGGAATGCAGGGCGGCCCGACGCTAGGGTCAACTGATTTCGTCCCGTGGCCGGCCCCGATGGGGATTGAGAGTGGTGACGCGCTGTTGGCATACGTGTACGCCGGTAGCGCCATTACCGCACCTTCAGGATGGACGCTGATCGAGTCGGCCACCGCATCTACCGCGACGATCGCGGTGTATCGAAAAGACACGGTTACAACCGCCAATGCTGGCGAGGTGTTTCCGTGGTCCGTGGCAGACGGATTCTCGCTCAGACTCTTGCGCTACGCGCTCATTCGATCAAGCACTGGCATTGTGTCCATTGCTGCAAGTAACTCGGCTGTAACATCAAAAGTTGGCGCGACATACCCGCACACGGTGAGCATGGCCCCCGCGACGGCGGTCAATAACAACTCGGTGGCGATTGCCTTTGCAGGGACTCCGAGCATGACCCCTGTGTGGTGGGGCACAGGCCCAATGGTTTTGAGCGGTGAGGGCCCTGAACGGGGCACAGGTGAGAATTGCGCCTTCGGGATCGAGCGAGTTAACGCGAATCAGACCAGCGATGCGTCGATCATTGCGCGTGCAATCGTCATCCCGCCACCTCCGCCCGTATCTGGCACGGCGTATTACGGCGCCGTAAACGTCATCCTGGAAGCAGGTTAATTCAAAGGACATTACATGAGTACACCCATCCTCCCGTTCGCCGTGTGGCAGTCGGGCACGAACCAGAACAGCATCCCGGCCAACGACAACTCGCTGCGCAACCAGATATTGAACGGGATGGTTATCGGCGTGGAAGATGATGCGCCCGGCGGCGATGCAGACGGTGACATCTACATCGTCGGCGACACCCCGGCGGGGGCGTTTGCGGCCTTCGATGAGTTCGACATGGCGATCTACATGGGCGGGACGTGGTACGCCTTCGCGCCGGTTGCCGGAGTCGTGGTCAACGTGGCCGGCGCGCTTAAGGCGTGGGACGGCGCGGACTACGTGGACGTCGTAGGTGCAGGCGCTGTTGCAGCCGAGGATGTGACGTACAACAACGGCGCGTCAGGACTTTCCGCCACGGACGTGCAGGCAGCCATCGACGAGCTTGCGGCTTCTGCGCCCGCTGATCGATCCACCGTCTCCGGCCTGGCAACAAGCGGCTCCGTAGCAATCGACTGCGCGCTGGGCGACTACTTCACGCTGGCGCTGGCCGGCAACGTGTCTGGGTTCACGTTCTCCAACCTCCCGCCAGCTGGCCACGGGGCCACGCTGATGATACGCATCACGCAGGACAGCACGCCACGCACGGTGGCGTGGCCGGCGTCGTTCAAGTGGGCGGGAGGCTCGGCTGGCGCTGTGTCCACAGGCTCTGGCGCGGTGGACGTACTCGCCATGACAACCTTCGACAACGGCACCACTTGGGACGCCACGCTGGCGAAGGCGTTCGTATGAGCACGCGCGGGCATCACGGACTGTTGTTGGGGACGGCAGGCGGCGGGAGTGCCGGAGCCCCGCCGAACACCTACGCAGGGCTGACATTCTGGTATGACGGCGACAACTCGGCACATTTCAGCGGGATCGATTCTTCAAGCGGATCGCCTGGAGCTAGTGACGACTTCCAGAGGTTCGACTCGGCGGCAGCTATCAGCCGAGTCCTGGTGGTCGGTGCCGGGACTGCACGTCTGAAAAGGCTTTCTCCTGTAGTTGGGTCGAGCGCGGGCTTCAGGACAGGTTCGGCAAGCGGTGGCAGTTTCTACGCCAAACCATCTGCTGGCGCTGGTCCTTCGGTTCCGGCGACGTTAGGAAACCTTTTCTCCGCGTCCAATAAGGCCGTTGTTTGTGCGATAAAGGTCAGATCCGCACCATCAGCCGCAGGGGCAGATTACAACAACCCGCTGATCATCGGTGACGCCTCCGTCTATACTGGCCTGCACGTCTATTCCAGCGGCGGGAAGGCAGTGTTCGTCGGCCTGAACTATGACGGGAATTATGACAAGGTAACGAAGATCGGGCCTGAACTTGGAGGCTGGGCGGTCGTGACCATGAGGCACAGCGCTGGCCAGTTGAGGATCAGAGTTAATGGCGGAGCGTGGACATCGGTAGCAAGTGGTAACACCGCATCGACAGCAGATCCGATGACGATGTTTTATTACAGCACTTCATTTCTTGATGCAGAAATAGCGCAGTTCTGCACATACAATGCGTCGCGGTCAGACGCAGAGTTGCTGGAGGTGGAGAGGTACTTAGGCGCGAAGGTGGGCATCACTATTTAGGGCTTTTCCTACACCCCTCCGCGCCATTCCCCGATACCGCCGGCCCGCCCACTGCGCGATCCTGCCCATACCCACCCGGCACCGGCCGATGGCCCAGGTAGTGCACCCGGGTGGGCTACAGCCGGCCGGCCAGGTAGCCAGCCCAGTCGCCCATGAGCGCCCGGCGCTTGTCCAGTAGGTCACCTCGCCGGTAGGCCGCCTCGGCCCGGTTGCGGATCGCGTGGGCCAGGGCCATCTCCACCACCTCCCCGGCATGGTCCGTTGTTTCTGCGGCCCAGTCGCGGAAGCTGCTGCGGAACCCGTGGACGGTGTAGGGGTGGCCAAGCCCCTTTGGCGGCTGGCGTTGCAGCAGGTAGAGCATCGCGTTCTCCGTGAGCCGGAAGGGCGGCTGATCCCGCGGCAGTGGCCGCAGGATCGCCACGGCGGCCTCTGACAGCGGCACGACATGGGGACGCCCGCCCTTCATCCGCCCGGCAGGGATCGACCACAGCGCGGCTTCAAGATCGAACTCGGCCCACTGCGCCCCGGTGACCTCGGCCGTCCGTGCGGCGGTCAGGATGGCGAACCGCAGCGCCCGGCGGGTGCGTCCGTCCCGATCGGCCAGGCGGGCCATGAGCGCGGGGACGGCGGCGTAGGGCATGGCCGCGTGGTGGTCGGGCCTGGACACCTTCGACGGCTTGGGCAGCAGGTGATCCAGGTGGCCGCGCCAGCGTGCCGGGTTGTCGCCGGCCCGTAGCCCGTGGACCCGCGCCCAGTCCAGCACCCGCTCGATTCGCGCCCGAACCCGGCTGGCCGTCTCCGTCTTGGTGGCCCAGATCGGCCGCAGGCAGGCCATTACCGCGATGGTGTCCACGCCGGCCACCGGCATCGCCCTGTCCGGGCCGTAGTCCCGCAGCGACTGCGCCCATTGGTCGGCCTGTGCGCCGTTCTTCCAGCCCGGCCGCAGGCTTTCGATCAGCGCGTCTGCGCACTCCCCGAACGTGGCCCCTGCCGCCTGTGCGGCCCTGCGCGCCGCGATGGGATCATCCCCGCCCGCCAGTACCCGCCGCTGGGCGAGCGCCGCGCCTCGGGCATCCTGGAGCGTCACGACGGCCGCCGACCCAAGCCCCATTTCCCGGCGCGTCCCGCGAAGCTGGTAGCGCAGTACCCATGACTTCGAACCGGTAGGTCCGACCAGCAGGTACAGGCCGCCGCCGTCTGCGTGATAGCCTGCTGCCGTCGCCGCTTGGACTGCCCGCGCCGATAGCCGATTGATCGGCCGTGCCATGCCCCACCATCCGCCCCATGCTTGGGGATGCGATTCAGAGACCGGGAATGATACGGGTGTGGAGTCGCACCCGCTGATCCTGCTGGATTTTGCGACGGCGTGCGACGGCGTGCGACGGGAGAAACGGCCTCTCACTCCGCCAGATTGGCGGCGAAACGTAGGCGGGGCAAGGGTTTCAGGCCGATCAACCAACCCGCCCCATGCTTCGCCCCATGTTCAGGCCGCCCGCCGGGTTTGCGCCTCGATCCACGCCCCCACCTCATCGGACCGCCACAGGGACCGCCCCTGCACCCGGTACTGCGCCGGGAACGTGCCGGCGGCCACCATCCGGTAGACCGTGGCCGCGCTCAACCCGACCCTGGCGCACACCTCGCGCAGGGGCAGCAGGGAAAGATCAGCGCCCATCATC